ATAATCCTTCTGCGATATCAAAAAATGTTGAGGCTGGAGTGTGATGAGTTTCATCGAAGATAACCAATCCAAGATCTGCGGCCTGGAATTCTGCAACATATTTAGAGACACTAGCAGCGATACCAACTGTAATATCGCTGATATTCTTTTTGCCTCCGCCGTAAAATCCGACTTTGTTTTTGCCAAAGCATTCGACAAATTGATTGTAGAACTGTTTAGCAACTGAGTCTGATGGACATACCACGAGAGTTCTTCTCTTATATCGTTGAGCGAGGTGTGTTGCGACAAGTGTTTTCCCCAATCCCGTGGCGAAATTAATAACACCACGATAATTACTTAACATTAAATCAACAGCTTCTTCTTGATATGGGCGAAGAGCATAAGGCTTCTTCACCCATGGAACCACAATCTTCTTTCCTGTTTCTTTGCGATTATCAGTAACAGAACAATTAATAAACATGCTTTCATACTGTTTGTAAAAGGAAGATGGAATTACTAATGAGCCGTTATTTTCGCTATATAGCTTGCCTTCAACCTCTTGTTGAAGTTGTTTATATAGTGGAGATTGACGTCCCCATAAAGTCTTACTAAGGCGACGCAACTGATACTGCTTAGCTTTATCTGTATAAGTCAACTCTTCACGAATAGCTGAATCTATTTGAAACGTTGGATTATCTATTTGAATGAAGTCATTGTTGACTGTTATCTGCATTGTGTTATTTTACCCGGGTATAAATAGCTACGAGATGTCAGTCGGTAGCATACTTAAAACGTATTAGAACCGAGGGATCTTTAGGAGGCTAACACTGGTTGCATTCCTCCAAAGTGGTTAGAGCTATGGCAACTCATAGCAATCCGGTACCTGGACGCGTAGCGAACGTCACATCTCGCCTTTTTTTTAATCTGATCGTATAATTCAAATACGATTGTGAACCGTTTGGAGGTTATATGACAACTTATGCTAATAAGTTAAAAGATTCATTGTACTGGTGGCTTGGCAAAAAGCGACCATTCTTTATTAATGACGAATACAAGTTAGAGCTTTTGTTTGTTAACAAGATCAACAACTCAGCAAAGATTCGTGTTACTAACCTTAAGACAGGTGCAGTGATGGAATCTTCCGCTGATCCGTCTGAGGTCTTAAATGGACAAGACTAAATTAATTGAAATCGCATTAGTTGAATGGATTGCACTCCTTAAATCTCGTGATCGTTCACGAAAAGCAGTTCGTCCTAACTTTGAAGATCTATTCCAAAAATGGAAAGATCTCGGTGCCGGTTTTGATGATCTGTATGAAACATTCTTGCCTAAAGCAATTAAAGCTCATCAGCCATTGCCATCTGTTGCAAGAAGTATGTATAAGCAAATTAAATCAAAAACTACTATCGATAAAACCGAAAAAGAATTTGTTGAAGAGTGGAATGACTCTATTGAAGGAACTGGTACAGAAGTATTCTTTGAATTTTTTCCTGCAACTCCAGCTGATCACGACCCTGAACCTAAAGTTTATGGAAATATGTCAGCTACGGAATATAGAGCTCAACGAAGGTACGCTGATCAATTCCCTACATTAGACACACGTGAAGCTGTGCGTTTGTGGCGAGAACAGACCGAGTACAATCTTGATGTAGAAGATGTATTGGATAACGTTTTAGGTGGCAATAATGAAACTGACAAATGAGCAAATAGCAGCTCAGTTGAAGCTGGCCGGTAAAGGCCCTGCAGCTGAAGTAGATATCAGTCTTGAATCAATCGAAAGCTTTGGTGACAAAGATTCGATGCGTGAAATGTTAACTGATATTGGTAAATATAAAAAGATGTTATCTCAACGTATTACGTTGATTAACGATGCTTTATCTGCAACAATCCCATTCACACGAGAAAACTTATATTTGTTTTGCGCTTACACTGGTTCTGGTAAATCAACGGTGGCAGCCAACATTACTTATCCATTATGGCAACAAAAGAAGAAAACATTAGTTATATCGAACGAAGAATCAAAACAAGATATTCTATTTCGTATTGCTTGTCTTCATACTGGTCTTAATTTCAATGACTATAAAAAAGGTATGATGCCAAATGAAGATATGCTTAAAGTAGTTGCTCTCTTTCCTGAGATATCTGAATATGTTAAGGTTTTAGATGTTACATACCAAGATGGTATTACGACTAAAATTGAGGGAATCAAAAAGGCCCTAGAGGCCGTTAAGAAAGAAGATAGCTATTCTTGTGTTCTTATCGATTACTTTCAACTTGTTAAGTATTCAATTAAAGATTCTAAGAAAACCGCTTATGAAAATCTAAATGATCTGCGTGTTTGGTTAGGCCAATACATTAAAGGATCTACAATGCCGGTTGTATTGTTTGCTCAGCTTTATTCTGTATCTAAAAAGGGTGGAGCTAAAGATATCGATACTCGTATTAAAGATTGTTCTGCAATTGTTGAGCCTGCAACTGTTATTATCGAAATTGTTCCTAACTATGATAATCAAACATCTGAGTTCATTATCCATAAAGATCGTTTTGGTAAACAAGGATCTAAGATTGTTTGCGGCTTTGAAAAAGGTCGCTACACAATGATTGATGATGAAGAATTACAACAGCGTACCTTAAATGGTAAATTGGCAGCTGCATCTGCAAAATTAGATAAATTACAAGGCTTGGTGGGCGATGGCGAAGCGTGATAATCGTTGGTGCTTAATTTGTCAACCTCGCAATAGAACACTTTACTGGCATCAAAATGATGAAGGTAAGATCTGGTGTTATTGCAATAAATGTGACCGTGGATACTCTTTAGAACAGTACTGCGATATCGCTGATATTGATATGACTGAATTTCTTACAGGTGAATTTCACATGCAAGAAGCAAAGGCTGATGAAGTTACAGCAATGGCTTGGCCACATTCTTTCATTCCGCTATCAGATCCTAGGGCAGAAAAAGGCGTACAATATATCAAGAGCCGCGGTCTCAATGTAGATGGTGACATGTACTATGATATCAACGAAGAAGGAATTGTATTCCCTTATTATGTTGAAAATCATTTCTGTGGAGCTCAAGTAAGATTTATTGAACCTCGTATTAATGAAGATGGAAGTGTATGGAAAATCACCACTCTTCCTGGAACAAGATTAGGATTGCTATTTTATGGATGGAATCAAGCGAAACTCTTGGCGCAAGTTAAAGGAGTCATTGTCACTGAAGGAGCTTTCAACGCTCTATCAATCCAACAAGCGCTTAATCAAGTTTACGGTGGTGTGTCTCGTTGTCCCTGGAGGCTTCTTGCTTGCAGCGGCAGCGGTTTATCAGAACATCAAGCAGAAGCGCTCAAAGGATTCCGAGAATCCGGAATCAAAGTAGTAGGAGCACCAGATACAGACGAAGCTGGATTTAAAATGCTAAACAAAATGAAAGAATTAGACTGTATAACTCATTATGTGATGACTGGCGATACAGAGCAAGACTGGAACGTATTGTTAAAAAATATAGGGCATAAAGAGTTAGCAAAATTTGTAATAAAAAATATTAAACCCATTAATGAATAAAGAATCTGAACGCAAAAGACAATGGAAACTTAAAAATAAAGAGCGTGAAAAGCTTAATAATAAGCTTTGGTATGAAGCTAATAAACTTAAAGTGAGTCAAAGAAAAGCCCTTAATTACTTGGCCAATCAAGACAAAGAAAAACTAAGATCTAAAATTTTTAGAGAAACTTTTCCAGAAAAGCGAAGACCTAAAACCCCAATTGCTAGAATATCTGCCAATATTAGATCTAAAATATCTCATATAGTTTCTGGTAAATATAAAAAATCTAGTTCTCAAAAATATATTGGCTGCTCTTTTGAAGAATTAAAATTTCATTTAGAAAAACAATTTACAGATAAAATGAATTGGGAGAATTATGGAGTATATGGCTGGCATATTGATCACATTATCCCTTTAAGTAGTTTTGATTTATCTGTAGAATCTAATCTCTATAAAGCTTGGCACTTTTCAAATTTAAGGCCTTTATGGTGCACTGATAATTTACGTAAAGGGAAAAAGTTTGTCAACAAAAAATAAATTGCTTCAAGAGATTGAAAAGAAAGCTCAAAAAATTCGCAATAAGCGAGTTGAAGCAGCTGGCAATAAATCACTAGAAAGTGCTGTTTTTGAATTCTTCAAAAATATAGAAGAATCTCGTAAGCTTCACAATGGTGAGAGATATGATTCTACTTTATTTCAGCAGGCCCAGCGGGCCTTACAAGCAAGAGTCCAAGGCTTTGATAAAGGTACAAAAATTTCTGTTGAATTTAATGCTTCTCAAGATCCTATGTCTTGGGAACAGCAAACTGTGCGTGGTGTAACCATTTGGTGGTCTAAGTTCTACATTATAAAAAACAATGTAGAACCTTCTCTTTATGTTGATGTTAGCCAGATGTTATTCTGGTAATTAAAGCTCAGCATCAGCTGTGTAATGATATGATGCTCTTGCTGAAGCATTCACATTATATGAAAATCCTTGAAATTGAGCCCTCATTTGATCTGCAGAAGTGTTAACTGCAGCATTACCATTAAATCCAGAAGATACGACTTGCCACTGACTAATAGTTCCTGTTGCACCATTGTAAACATTTACAGCTGGAACTGCTCTCTTTGGTGTCAGAAAAGCCTCATACACAAAATGACTTCCACCAGAATCTCCTGCTGTCGCTTTAGCAAGATTTACAGCAACCACTGTACCTGGTAAAGTGTCTAATGGATAACTCTTTTCGTAATATCTTTGACAAAGTTGCAACTCTTGCACATAAGATTCTCTTGTTGCAAAATCTCGCTCTTCTTGACCAGTATGCAACATAAGACCTGTTAATTCTAAATAATCGCTTGTTGATTGGACTGCATTAACTTGCGTATTTGGGATCTGAGGCCCAACATTTGTCCCCCACACATCAGGAGTAACTCCCACGTTGTCTACGCCTGCCGCCATCCAAATCCGAATATACATTCCTATTCCATTTGTGAAATTCCAAACACCATTTCCAACATCCAAAAATGGAACTTTGATTACCACTCTTTGCCAAGTATCAGCAGCAACAATTGTAAATGTTGTTGCATAGCTTCTTGTGATTGCACCATTTGCAAACTGCACTGAGTATGCACCAGGACGAAATGCTCTTGTATAAAATGAAAAAGTAAAACCCGCATTGCCAGCTTGAGCTAAAGGCACTATATCATAACCTTCAATTTTCATCCAAGGGGCTGCACTTGCTCCAGCCGCTAAAGATGGTTGTGCCACAGACACACCATATCTAATTGCCCACGGAATATTTCTTGTAGGAACGATTGATGAATTAGCACCTGTGATAGCTACTCTTGTTCCGCTTAAAGTAGCAGTGAGTGTTCCACCGGCCCACTGAAATCGATCAGCGGTATATACTTGATTCGCACCAAGACCTGTAAAATTTGTACCTCTTTGCCAAAATTCAAGATTACTATTGATTATTAAATTTTTACTTGATGCAATTCTGCTATCAGCTAGTGTTTTAATTTCAGAAGATTGTACTTCACCAGCTTCACCGTTAGGATTATCAATAACTTTTCTAACTAAATTTGGATTACTCATTAATTCCTACCTTAAATCTGCTCGTTTGGCTGATCAGGCCAAACAGGACTTGCTGGATCTTCTGTATTTTCTGGAAGATCTCTAAGTTCTTGTCTGTAATCTCTCCATGCTTGCTTATCTTGAGCATTTAATGGCGCATCTGACATTTGTGTCCAATCACAGGCTGCTAATTTTGCATCTCTTTGTTGACGGAAAACAATCCAAAGTCTTTCTTGCTTTGCTTCATGTTTTTCTTCATCAAGAACTGCAACTAAAACTCCATCTTGATCTTCTACTCCGGCACAATCTGGATCAATTAGCGATGAGCAAACAATATGAGTTGTTTGATTAGCATCACCCCATGGTCCGCCATAACGCGACTGATTAGGTGCATCTGCTTCATAAAAACTAACTACTTTTAAATCACTATTATTTACTATTAATATTGTCATATTATTCCTTTATAATTCTGCATCTGCAGTCCATTGTGCTCGATAAATAGCTTGATCTACAGCTGCGGCTGATACTCTAAGTAAAAAAGAATTAATTCCTATTTCATCTGGTGTACCAGCAACCGCAACTCCGTTTTGATCAATTGTATTCACAGCTCCAGTGGAAACTGATCTTTGAGTAATACTAGGTGTTCCTCGCTTTATTGTTTTGAAATACACAGTTTGAAGAAATTGATTAGTTCCAGATTTTTGAAATACCATACTACCTTCAAAAAAAGCAGCAGTTCCAGGAGCAATATCAAGATTATAGCTTTTCTCATAATATCTTTGACAAATTTGTAGTTCTTCAGCAAAAGTTGATGCAGCAGTGTTGAATTCTATATCTGGTAAATTTCCTTCAACCATCTGCAATTGAGCAACTTGAAAGAAAGAGTTTGCAGCATCAAATGCATTTACTTGATTGTTAGTGGTAAAAGTAGATGCACCTGCAGCACTCCAACTTCCTACAGATCCTCCTCTTAAACTTGAACCAGATTGCATAATCCAATGAATACTCAATCCAGAGCCATTTGTAAAGTTCCATGTGCTAATGGCATCGCTTAGAGTTATTACTATAACCTTTTTCTCCCAAGTATTTACAGCATTGATCGTGTACTCAGATATATATGTTGCAATTTCATTAGCATTTTTTAAGCAAAAAGTGTAAATGCCAGCCTTTGAAGCCTTAACCCAAAATGTAAATGTACAAGTTTTATTTCTTATTCTTGCAAGATCATATCCCTCAAGAGTGTATTTAATTGAAGTTAAATCCCCAGCTCCAGGAGAATTAGATGTAACTCTACCAACTCTAAAACTATATGTTGGCTGAAAATTTGGAACTACAGGAACATCTGTGCTTCTACTTAGATCTGCTGGATTAGATCCAGATACATAACGAAAACGATCAGCTAAAATTGCACTAGAAAGCCCTGAAGTAGAAATCCCTCTTTGCCATATATCTAA